AGTACAGTGAGCTGATCGCCCTTCATGCGAAGGGTCAGCTTTGGCTCGGCCCCAGCGGGCGCACTGTAGGCAACCGACGAAAGCGTTACCGTTGCGCCATTGATGAACCGCGCCAGGACGATGCCCGACCCATTGTTGACGATACGGGCCTGGTAGAACGTCAGGGCCGCGCCACCCGGTCCGGCCATTCGACCGCAGACGCCGACAGATGGCGACCCGCTTCCAGTGGCGAAGTACAGCGATGCACTCACATCGTAATCCGCAGTCGGGGGCTGTACGTCGTCACGACAATAAACCGTGGTGTCGGTATTGCTCTGATAGACGCGGCCACCGAGCAGCATTGCTCTGCCCGCTTGGTTGGTCGACCTTACCCAGTTCGCAGAATATGATTCCAGGAACTGGCTGTCTGGACCATCGAATGCGTCGAGAAGGAATGGGGTCGCCATGCTTACGGATGGTTAGACCGCCAGGTGATGTTGTCGAGGATGTTGCCGAAGGTCGACTCGTTCACGAAGTCGACGCCAATCCCACGTCGGGTAAGCGCCTCGCGCATCCGCGCGACTGCGGCCGGGTCAATCTCGGCCACCAGGGTTTCGCGCGCCACGAATGGCAGCGCGTCGAGTCGCGGGTCGGCGGCCATCCCGACCAAAGCAGCGTCGCTTGCCATGGTGACCTCCACCAAACCCCAATTATTCAGCGGCATACCGCTTGCATCCGATGGCATCGACCAAGAAAAGTCGGCCCGATATTCCGCCGGCACAGGACGGAACTCGTCGACGTCCGCCTGGCCGGTGCCCAAGATGTCCGTCAGGTAGTAACGCTTCATCACGCGTTGCCGTCGGTCAGCGTGAACGCGGTAACCGAGATCGCCTGGCCTTGTGCCAGGTTGAGGTTGTCGACCGTCATGTCGGCCGTGGCATCGCCGGTAGCGCCGACCTTGCCCTGGTGGTGACAGGTGGTGCCCGTCGTGTCCATGATGGCGAAATAGCCAATGTTCGCGCCTGCGCCTGCCGCTGCGGCACCCGCACCGGACCAGCTGCCGGCAAACGCTTTCGAGCCGTTCGCGGCCTGGGCCATCCAGTCGGATGGCAGGCCCAGCTCGGCAAGCAGCGTGCCGGAGCGCGCTGCGGCGCAGCTGGCCGGCTGGCCTCCGCTGTAGAAGCGCAGCTTCGGCGATGCGCCAATGGTTTGCTCGATCACGTCAAGACGGGCGTTTCGCACCGCCACGGAAAATTGCTGCGCCATAGTTTTTCCTTAAAATTTAGTTTGAGCGTTCCCACGCGGTCTGCGACCTGCGTCATCCGGGCTAGGCAGCACCGTCATCCTTACTCTTGTCGGTAGTCGGGAGATTCCCACGCTGCATGAACAGCACCACATCCAGGATGCCCATTTCACGGAGCCGGTCGATATCGGCCTTCATCTCAGCATGGACGACTTCCGGGTCGTAGCCGCGCTGGCGGATCTTCTCGCTGATGCTGCACAGGCCGGCCGCGATCTCGGCTTGGTCGGCCTTCACTTCCTGTTCCGGATTGACGTAGTCCCACTTGGGCGGGCTGAAGTCGACCGACTTGTCGGCCACCTTGATCAGGCGTGCCAGGTACGCATGCTCGACAAATGCGTCGTGGATCGGGACCAGCAGCTTGGGGATGAGTGTCAGCCATTGCATCTGCCGGACCGAACGGCGGAAGTCCAGGATGCGCACCCGCGCGCCACTGAAATTGACTTGGTTCAGATCACCCGTCATCAAATGGTACGGAACGCCAATGCCGGCGGCGATCAGGTGCAGGGCAAACTTGACGTACTCTACGTAGCCTGGCGCGGCCTTCGGCTCGACGACAGTGAAGTTGAGCCCGCTCGGCATCCCGAAGATGTTGCCGCCGCCCAGCTCGCCAAGGTCACGTACGCCACCGCCCTGGCCCTCGCCCGCGCCGCCCATCGACGCCGGATTTTCCATCCCATTCATGTCGCCGCTTGCCAGGACCGACAAGCGGCTTTCCAAGTTCTTGCGCGCGATCTCGGCGTCCTCATACAGCTGCAGGTCGCGCACGCGGGCAATCACCGGGGCCAGGCGCGTGAAGCCCCGTCCCTGGCCGGGGCGAGCTGGGTTGAACAGGTGGATGATCTGATTCGCAGGAACACGCTGGCTTTGTGCGCGGCCCCGGGCGACAGCAATATCTCCGGGATGCTGGTCCCACAGGTAGTACGCGGCGACGGCGCCCAGCATGTCGTACTCGATTCCGTTGACGATCTGGTTGCCATTGAGCGTGCCCGAGCGGGCACTGTCAAGCCAGTCGATCTCAAGCAGCTGCAGCTGAAGCGGCACAGGCAGGCCATCGGAAGCGCGCCGCGTGCGCTTGCGCACCAGCACTTCACCATCCTGCTCCATGGCCCAGTATGCGGCCTTGATCAGGCCGAAGTAGTCGAAACGGCCATCGGCGTCGCACACCTTCCACCAGTCCTTGAGCAGCTGGTTGATCCGCACCCGCTCCGGGCCAGTCGCGCGGGGGACAATGCCTTCGCCTACCGTGGCCGCGACCAGGCCGTCCAGGCCTGCCCAGATATAGGGAACATTCTGCACGAGGGCGCGAGCCTTCACGCGCAGGGTGCGGGCGTCCGCCTGGTGGTCTGCATTGGCGCTCGCGCCGGCGCGGCGTGGCCGCCAGGTGTCACGCGGGCTGGCCGCCTCATATGCGCGCTGCAGTTGGCGACGGGCAAAGTGCCGGGCGATGCCAGCATGCGGGTTCACGTAGCCAATGATGCGATCGATGATGTTGCGCATCAGTCGCCCCTGCTGGTGGTGAAGCCGAACCGGAACACGCGCGGGCCGCGGTTTTGCAAACTGCCGTTGATAACGCGGGCAGCATGCTCCCGCGCCTCGATCATTTCCGCAGTGTTTTGGTAGACGACGGTGCGGCCATCGAACGTCACCGACTTTGCGCCAGAGGTGATCGCGGCATCGAGCGCGTCAAGGTCATGTTGAGAGATAGCCATGCGCTAACGGTAGCGACATGACTGTCTCATTTCTCGGAAAACTGAGATTACTTTTTGCCGCCGGGGGTCTTGATGATCCGATAGACGGACGCCCTGCTGATGTTGAGCCGGCGAGCGACCTCCGTCGCGTTGCGCCCATCGAACAAGCGCAGGACTTCGTGCATGATTCGATCGCGCTCCGCTTTCGGACGGCGCGGAATGTACGTCTCGATTCCGGCGAACTCCCGCCGCGCCATCTGCTTGAGCTCGGCTGCGCGCTCTTTCATCTCCGGAAACTCGATTGCGATGAACGCAAAAATCGAATCGATCAGATCGGGATCATCGAGCAGCTCCGTGCTCACCACTGTCTCCCGGCTGGCCGGCGCGGCTGGGGGAGTGGGTTCGATTGCGGTTTCGGTTTCCATGGTTCTTGTGCTTGTAGTGGTGCGGCGGTTGATACGGGTGCAATCGGGTTGCTGGTTGCGGCCTCGGCGGCAGCGGGCAGCTCGATCGCCGGTGGGTCGCTGAACAGGTCGGGCATGCTCGGCACGACAATCTCGCGCACCAGCTGCCACTGACTGGCAGTTTTCTTGTGCAGCCCCAGGTAGTGCGCCGCGGCCAGGTTGTAGACCATCAGGTCGCCGGCCTCATTGCGGTCGTTCTTCTTCTTTTCCCAGACGCGCACCTTGCGGCCGCGCTTCCAGACCGTGACGCTGTACTCTGCCGTCAGCTGGTCGTAGTATTCGTCCGGCAGGCCTTCCGGGAAGTGGGTGGCGCCTGGACCATCCGCCCGGCTGTAGCGGCTGGCCAGGTAGTCCTTCGCGGTGTCGGTACCGATCAGCCACATCTTTGCGCCGTGCGGCATGACCTTGCCCATCCAGTTCACATCGACCAGCGTCGGCTTGACCGCGAGGATCGGCTTATTCGAAGTGGATGCGCCCTTGACCGCATAGATGTGCCGGTGCTGGCGGGTGCGCGTGAAGTTGTACACCTCGTTGGTGTGGGCGCCGCCCGAGTCGATGAACACCGCCGCGATACCGACCTCGCGTCCGCCAGCGTGCCGATAGTTACCCTTGAGCATCACGTCGAGTTTGTCCCAGGTCGCCTGCTCGGCCGGCGATCCCCACACCACCTGGTAGTCGACGATCCAGTCCTCCATGCCCTCTCCCCAGGCGACGACCTTGAGCTCGAGGCGGTCGTTCTGGGTATCGACGGCGCCAGTCAGCAGCAGGCCGCCCATCGGCACCGTACCGAGCTCGTAGCCGCCAGCCCGCTCCTTGAGTTCGGACGCCTTGGTCTGTTCCTTCTTGCGTTCCCAGCAGCGCGCCAGGCGAGTGTTGTAGAACACGATCATCAGCTCGTCGCTGCCCTCGTCCAGCTTGGCCCGGGCGGCACGGTACTCAAGCAGCAACGCCTTCCAGGGCAGCCATCCGTACGGCGCGAACATCGCGCTGATGGTGAAGCTCTCGGTCTCGCCATCGCCGGCCACGCCGGCAGACCACGCGCCGCGGATGAACATGCGGTTCTTGTCGGTCTCGTACATCATCGCCCCGCAGTCGGCGCACGGATAGCATGCACGGCCATCGTCATCCTCCTGGAGGCGCTCGAACACCAGCGGCTGCTCATGGCCGCAGTGCACGCAGTCTGCCATCGCCTCGCGCTGGGTTCCCTGGAGGTAGAGGCCATGGATGATCGACCGTCCTGCGACGGTTGGCGAGCTCGGGAAATAGCTTTTGCGATTGCGCTCGAACGTCGTCTGGCGAGCCTTCGCCAGGGCGACGGGGTCACCCTCGCCGTTGACGTTGTTATCCGCCCGGTCTACTTCATCGAACAGCACGCGCCGCGCCGGGATCTCGGAAAGGTTGGCGGCAGCACCAGCCGTCACGATGTGCAGCGAGCCACCGATGTATTCCTTGGTGTCGAGCGTATTGACCGAGTCCCGTGCGCGCGGCGCGGCCACACGCTCACGGACCGGCGACACCGCGGCGATGGTCTTGCTGACGCGAGCGCTCGTACGCTTTGCCAGCTTGCCGGTTGGCAGGATCCACAGGAAGTTCGCTGGCGACTGGTGCACCGAGCAGCAGAACCAGTTCAGGCCGACCTGCGTCTTGAGCATCTGCGATGCCCCCATCAGCGCAACCACCTTGCACGGATGGTTATCGGACAGCGCGCGCATGACCTCCCGCGCGTGCGGCGTGCGGTCGGTGCGGTACTTGCTCGACTCATTTGCACCGGATTCCTTCGGGATAATCATGTGCGCGTCCGCCCAGGCATCGACGGTCATGTTTGGTTCTGGCAGCAGTCCCCGCGAAATGGCGGGATGCAGTACGTGCGCAGCTGGCGTCAGGCCAATCATTCGACGTGCGCCTCCAGCTGGACATCCAGGCGCTCGCCAAAGGTATGCGCCAAGCTTTCGAGCAGCGCCCGGTGTTCGCGATCGATCACGTCCTCACACTCCTCGGCGGTGCGCAGTGGCGCCACGTCTGCAGCAATCCGACGGGCGCAGTTCATCAGCCCATCGCGCAACGCACGTGCAGCCTCGAACGCAGCCGCGTCAACGTCAGACTTGAGCAGGAACTGGCCCGACATCTCGGCCAGCTTGATCTCCGCAGCTGCGGCCTCCGCTGCCTCCCGGCGTGCGCGGCTCGTGTCGTAGCCCGGCACCTTGGCCGGCTTAACCTCGGGCTCCGTACCTCCCGCACCCGCCGGGGCGGTCGGCTGCGCCTCATTTGCCATGGAGGCAGGTCGCTGGGCGTTCGCGCGCGGGCGGGTGTTCTTCTGGTACAGGTGGGTCGCGTAATCGGGGTCAACCTTCTTATCGGTCACCGGGATACCGCA